TAACTTTTTCTTAAACGGAGCAGTTCCAGGGTTAGTACTAAAGAGCCCTAATACTCTTTCTGATAGGATTAAAGAAAGAATGTTACAAGCATGGTCTACTAGATATAATCCAAAAAATGGAGGAAAGAGACCATTAATATTAGATGGCGGACTAGAAGTAGATAGTTTAACTAAAGTAAACTTTAAAGAACTAGACTTCCAACCGTCAATAGCGGCTAACGAGAAAGTAATATTAGAAGCTATGGGTGTACCACCAATTCTTATGGATGGTGGTAACAATGCAAATATAAGACCTAATCATAGATTGTATTATTTAGAAACTATACTACCTATAGTTAGAAAAATGAACTATGCTTTGGAAAGATACTTTGGATTTAAAATTACCGAAGATGTGCATGGAGTTCCAGCTCTACAACCAGAGCTAAGAGACCAGGCGGCATATTACTCAACACTAGTTAATACAGGTATTATGACACCTAACGAAGTAAGGGAAGCTATGAACATGGACGCACTAGACGGACATGACGACCTTAGAGTCCCTGCAAATATAGCGGGTAGCGCAGCTAACCCCCAGGAAGGTGGAAGACCGCCTGAAGAAACAGAGGAAGAAAATAATGAATAGACCACAAGTACTTAAACAACTTATGGAATACTTTCAAAAGAAAGGTAAAATCCTTACTATTGATGAGTATAAAGCAGCAAAAGACGTTCCAATGCGTTTTATGGCTGCAAAAAGAGCGTTTGGCTCTTGGGCTAGAATGACTCAAATGGTAGAAGCAAAAATGAGAGTAGATAATACTGTTATGGAAGCTCCTAAAGTTGAGCCTGCCCCAAAAGCAAAGGCAAAGCCAGCTGCTAAACCAGCTGAAAAAGGGAAGTAATATGTCAGATAAAATTTTTCATTGGTCATCTACTTTCAAAACACTTGGTGAAGATGATGACGGAAGTGTAAATATCAAAGGATATGCTAGCACGAACGCATCAGACAGAGCTGGTGATAGTATTGACCATGAAGCATGGACAAAAAATGGAGGATTAGAAAACTTTAAGGGTAATCCAATCATTCTATTTAACCATGACTATAACAGACCAATAGGTCGTGCTACTTCATTAGAAGTAAACGACAAAGGCCTCGAACTTGGAGCTAGAATTTCTAAGTCCGCAGGTGAAGTAAAAGATCTTATTAAAGATGGCGTACTTGGAGCATTTTCCGTGGGTTTCCGAGTCAAGGACGCTGATTATCTAAAGGAAACCGACGGGTATAAAATAAAGGATGCTGAACTATTCGAAGTGTCTGTTGTGAGTGTACCTTGCAACCAGACCGCAATGTTTTCGATTGCGAAATCATTCGATTCTCAATCAGAATATGATGAATGGAAAGCTGAATTTACTAATGACGTAAAACAGGCTCATGTAACGGACGCAGCGAAGGTTGCAGAAGTTGATGCGCCACAAGCCGTGGGTAATACCACTCAACAGGAGAGACATATGTCTACAGAAAAAACTACTCCAGATGCTGAGTTAGACTTAAAAGCATTCGCGGAAGAGGTGGCAAAATCAACTGCTGCTAAAATCGCAATGCAACAAGCAGAACAAAAAGCAAAAGAGTTAAGCGAAGCCGAAGAGAAAGCAGCTGCTGAAGTAGCAGAAGTGCAAGAAAAAGAAGCTGAGCAAGAAAAAGTCAAAACTATTGTCAAAGCTGGCATGTCAGGAGCTGAACAGCTCATTAGTGACGTTGAAAAACGCGTTGCAGAAAGACATGGCGACTTAGAGTCAGTAGTTAATGAACTACAAAAAGATCTAGCTGAAAAGAAAGATGAGATTAACGCTATGCGTGAGTCAAAAAGACAATTTTCAGATAGAGGTAACAGCGACTGGGCAAAAGCATTCGAAAGCGACATTGATGACGCTTGGGTAATGGGTCTTGCTACTGGTAAAGGCTGGAAAACTAAACTCGGCCAAAACACTATGGAAAAAGTTAATGCTCATTCAGGCGTTGCAGTTTCATCAGCTGATTTTGAACAAACCGTATCAACAAATATCGAAAGAGATATTCAATTAGAGCTCGTATTAGCACCGTTATTTAGAGAAATCCAAATGACTTCAGCTACTCAGATTCTACCAATCATGCCAGACGCAGGTTA